ATTTCAGCCTCAGCAGATTCAATCTCCTGGCGGATGCTGTCTATGTCTTCAGCAAAGAAATCATCGCCCAGGCTTAGCCAGGTTTCTGCTGCCGTATCGTCGTGGCTAAGTCCACGGTCAAGGGTGCAAATCTTTAGGTAGCGCTCGGGGAATACCTGGAGCAGCGCATAGATCAGCGCCTTAGCCGTGTGGGTTTTACCCTCCCCCGGTAGCCCTGCAATAATGAGCGATCGCAGTCGGCCCTTATCGGAGACCCACTCAATCAGATTTATCTCAGGGCGTTGCACCCCGTGGTCTACCAATGATTTGGCCTTCTGAACCACGTTGGCGTACACCGGAACCATAGACTCAGTTTCGCGGCTCATTACCTGAGTAGCAGCCATTGCATTATCCCAAGTAAACTGCGCTACCCCCAGAGAAACAGCGCCAAACCCTAACCGTTGTTTGCGGCGGTAAAACTCACCAGCGGCCAGCAATGCAGGCCCACCAATCCAGCCAATAGGGCCAGCCACAAATGATGTGGCTAAAACCCCTGAGAACCAACTCAAACCAACAACCGCAGCCGTTTCTAGATTAGTTGTCATCAGAAACCTCACTCGCTAATCCTGGGTTTTCAATAGGAGCCTCGGGGCTATCCGTCAACTCGGGTTCTACTGGGGCATCGGGCGCAATCTCAGGCGCAATCTGAACCGGGGCCACATTGGCACCCACGACCCCTAGGGCCGCTAGGTATAGCTCCATCGTGGCGGGGTCATAGCGGCCATTGCTGCCAGCCATCCTGGCGCTGGCTAGGTAGTTGTTAAGGCTGTGGTTGCTCAGTGGGGTTGCCTGTTTTGTCGCCAGCCAGGTTCGAGCCAGTTCGATAGCCAACGACTCAACGACAGAGTCGGCCATGGCGTTATCTTCAGCAGACCCCTGCCATATACCGCCCCGCTGGGTATCCGCTGCCCTCAGAGCGCCTAGGATCTGGCCCCGGTGACCCTCTAGCCACTCAATAGCCTTTGGCTCTTTCTGTGCTCTCTCAAGTAAGTAAGTTGCCCTGGTCAATACCAGGTTTGACAAGACGTTCTGACCAGCCTCGACCTGTTGGTTTGAGTAGGTTTTGGTATCGCCAACCAAACTGGATTGCATCGCAACGACGTCCGGGTCTGCCTCTGCAAAGTTGGCTGAGCGAACCGATAGCAGCAGCAGGGTAAAGACCCCATAACCGCCTGCCTGTAAGATGCGTCCCCATTTGATAGTCATTGAATTAACCCAGCAAAACAACTAGAAAGAAACTAGCCAAACCTATTGAAACTAACCATTTGAGTCGGCACTATGGTTTGATTTGGCGATCACTACCTTGCAGACAGCCATATCCCCCCGAAGGAATGAGTCTACGGTTTCGGCGACGGCAATGTGTTTCGCCACCTCAAGATCCAGGGGGCTGGTGAGTATCTGGCCTCCGTGGACGACTTGATATTTAGCCATGTCTGATCCTAGTTTTGGTGTGCGATCAATGCGATACCCAGCCCTATTAGGGCCAAACCTATTGAAACTAACCATTTGAGTCGGTGTTGGGGGCCTCTTCGACTACCCCCAGTTGCTTTCCCGACTGGGTTTGCATTGCTGCATGAGTAGCCAGGGCGTTGCTCATCTCAGCTACGGCCATGTCATGCCCCAATTGCCGCCCACTCTCAGCCGCCATCCCTAGCAGCGCATCCCTAAACCCAGCCTGGTTTTGCTTAAAACCAGATAGGGCCATGGTCATGTGCATCGTTTGAATATTTCGACTTAGCTCGCCGTTAGAACCCCTCAACGCCAATGGCGGCGGGCTATAGATGCCAATTCCGCCGCCGATTACATCCACCTTCTGAGCAGGCGGCGCGGCGGTTGCGGGAATAAACAAAGCCTGAGCGATCTGGTCTTGCTCGGCTGGGTTGAGCAGCGTTGGTAATCCTTTCCCCTGGGGCAAACCTTCAATATTTAGCTCTTTCATGCGCCGTTGAACTTCGGTGTGAGACACCGCGCAAACCTCGGCAAACTTGCGAATTGATAATGATTGACGTTCCACCTTGTTCCACCCCTTGTTACAGTAAGAAACCTAACTAAATCAATGCTTTCGGCGGTTAGTGGCACGGGCTTGTTCCACCTCATGTGCCACCTTGTTCCACCCCTTGTTCCAGTTATAGCACCCTAGCCCCCTACTTGCAACCTACCTAGAACCCGGTCGGCATCTATTAGGTAAAATGTTGGTGATCGCCTATGATTTTGGAGACCTTACTGATGCCTGTAATGCCCATTAGAAGCGGTGCCGACAATCTAGAGAAGCGCTCGGTAGCTTTGCCGCCTGACCTGTGGGCGGCTGCTGATAAGATTGCAGCGATAAACACAGAAAAGCCGTCTGAGGTGTACCGGCGCATCTTTGTTGGTGGGGTGTCGGCAGAGCATGACCGCCTAGCCATTGACCTGAGCTATGAGAATAAGCAGCTGGTCAATCAGCGGCTAAGGGCAAAGCGGGACGGCGCGGTTGAGGCGCTGCAAATACTGTCAGGGATAGCACCCCCTAGTGAACTGGCAGCGGCTATCAAAGCGATCACGGTGTGGCTGTCAGAGTAGCCTCGCTGCCCCACCGCCGCCAGAGTGCTCCCAGGGTGGCTCCACAGCGAAAAGCCCCGACAATACGCCGGGGCTTTTCGCTGTGGGGGGTGGTGTCAATCTCAACCCTGTATTTTTGCGACCAAGCCCCATTGGTCAAAGACCTGCATAAATCGGCCTGGGGACTTGCCGAAGTAGACTGAGCAGGTGTCGAAGTCAGCACCAGACACAGCGTACCCATCGCAGTCCACAAACGCCATGCGCCCTGCTTTGCCCGCGCCCCAGCAACACACCGCCGAGGCATGCGCTTTGATGAGTGCCCCGGTCTTTTGATCGCTCAGGGTGCCGATCTTCAGCAGCGCGATCGCCTCCTGGATATTGTTTCTATGCAGCGTTTCTACGGCGCGGGCCAGGTAGAGGTGTGGTTGGTCAAACGGTGGATTGATGAAAGCTCCCTGCGGTGCCCCTGGGTAGTGCCAGTTGGCAACTAGGCAATTCTGAGCAAAAGTAATGTGGTTGTGAGCTGGCACGGTGCGAGCATCATCGGCGCATGGGTCAAGGCCAATCTCCCCTCCGTCTAAGGAGCGGGCCACCAGTTGCAACACGGGCTGCGCTGGGGTGTTTGGTGTACGCCAACATTGCCGTTCCGGTTTGGTGTATTTGTGGGCCTTGCGGGTTGGCGCTTCTACTGGGGTGTAATTAAGGCTGGTTAGGGTAGTCATAGGGTTAATGTCTCTGCAATTGCTTCAATACAAGGGTTCAGACCTATTGCCGCCGCCTTCCATTTCTCGCGCCAAACCTCGGTGCTGGCGCTGGCTTGATTGCGGCGGTTATGCTGCTGCCGTTTCACCACATCAAAGGCGCTCCACTCTGAAGGGATATCGTACCGGGCTAGCACAGTCTCAATATGGTGACCTGATTCAAGGTCGGCAGTGAGTGTCGCTAAATGGTCAAGGTCGGTGGTCATGCTGGGTTGTCCGGTTGTGGTGGGGTATTGACGGCCTAGGCAAAGGCCATCTGCTCATACTGGGTAGCGTCGGGCTTGACTATGGGGCGGCTGCCATACATCCGCTTGCCGCCGATTTCCCAGACACCCTCAAAGCGGTGGACGGCTGTTTTGCCAGCACCCTTGTTCATCGTGGCTAGGGTGCCAAGGTGGCTAAGGTGGGCCTCTACGCCATGCCGGTGCGCGAGCATCTGCATGGCATCGCAGATCGGGTATTCGGTGGGGGTGTCGGCATCGTCGGCCATTTCACCCCAGTAGTTGAAAGCCACGATTCGCGTCACATTACCGGATGCTAGCAGCGCCTCAATGCAGTCTAGGGCCATGGCCGCGTCACCGCCAGCGTTGGCGTAGGCATCGGTAGTGCCCGCGCAGTAGGGCGGGTCAACGATGGCGATCGCCTCAACACCGTCAACGCCATCAATCCAGTCTGTCACCCCTGACCAATCGCCAAATACTTTCAGCGATTTCGGCGGCGCGGGCCATGTGAACTCCCAGCCATTCAGAAAGCTTTGCAACTTGTCTTGGGATAGCCCCACGTTGAGCACCCCCTTTGCATTCAAGCGAATCACCCCGCCAAAGGTCAGACGGCGCAGCAGTATAGAGACGGTGGGGACTAGCACCGGATTGTACTCAATCTGATGCGCTGGGCGGTAATAAAAAGATGCCAACTCGGCTAACTCTGCGAACGCTTCTTCAGGGTTTCGCTCAATGCGTTGTTGCCAGGCTTGCACCAGTGCGGCGGTTTCCTTTCGTAGCCGGGGGCGGTGCCATGCTTCCCAGGTGGCCCTGACCAAAAAATCAGAGTCAGATACCACAATGGGAAGCCCTGGGTATCGTTGCACAAGCCACGATTCCTGCTCGCCGCACCCCGCAAATGGGGCAAGCCAACAATCGTAGCGACCGCCATCATGCACCGGGTAGTCCTTGGGGTTCTTTGCCCCTGGGTATGGGCTGAGTAGTCGGGGGCGGGGGGTGGTCATAGCCCCACCTCCACACGAAATAGCCAGCAGTTGAGGACTAAGCCATCAACCAATTCACTGCCCCTTGACATGACAGAGCAGTAGCAGCCCCAGTAGCTCATTTCTGCGGTGTTGATGTGGATTCTCATAGAACCAATTCCTTTGATGTAGTGGTCATGCCGTAGTTTTCTCCCTTGCCAGCGCCGCCAGTTCATTGCCCACGCTGGCCCAGAATCTTGCCGCGCCGTCCTGCATATCCTGGGCAGCGTCGTGGGCAGATGCCGCCCATGCCTCTAGCTGCTCAGGCCGTGCCCCCGCGATAGCCTCGCAGGTGGCCTCTGACGCGAGGCTGAGTAAGGCCAGCGCCGGGGCCGGGGGTAGCACATGTGACCCTGCTTTGATTCGGTTGGCGATGTTAGGTGGTGAGGTCATGGCTCTTTAATTCTTCGCTGATATGAAAGGTTTTGCGGGCCTCAACTGCCATAGCTGCCTCAAGTTCATCGGCCAACTGCGGCTGAGCAACCCGAATCGCCTGACAATAAAGCCGCAGAGCCGTTCGACTTTGGGCACCGTGCTCAGCGTCGGCGTCATAGCGAAGCACGAAATATTTAGCGCGTGGATCAATATCCTCCCCATTATCCTTGGCAAGGATGTATTTACCAAAAAGACCCAGTTTCATGGTGTTGCCTCCGTTATGTTTATTGGTGTGCTGTGCTCTACGCACCATACCCAGGTGCCCGCCTGCCAGCTTCCGGCCCCGTTGATCGAGTCCCAGAGCGACGCGTAGGATTCGACAGGGAACAGGTCATATCCCCCATTCAGGTAGTCGCGCCACACCCGGCTATATGCCCAGCTCTGGGCCTCAACCATATCGCCGGCGGTGACGACTACGGCGGGGTCAAGCTCGATCCCTTCTGCGATCGCGTCATCCTCGCTCATTGCCCCTAGCTGCTCAGGCCAGGTGCGAACGCCCTGCATGCGGGTGCGGGCAAACGCTTTGAGCATGAACATAGAGGTGCTGGGTTTGCGCCAGTTGACGCGCTCTACCAGCTTTTTGAAGTCGGCGGGAGTGATCGTCACCACCGCACAGTCCCCGGTGTCGGGGTACTGAATATGAGCATGCATATTTGCCCCTGCATTTTCTGGCAGCGCCAACACCATCACCGGCTCTTTCATGTGATATTGCACCTCCCCTGCGTTGGGGTTGCCAAAGGGGCATGCCTTGCGGGCGACCAAAGCACCGCGCAAGAAAAACGCCCAGCTATTCGTGAGGTGATCGAAATAGACTTGGTCAGCAGCAATGTCCTTTAGCCCCTGAAGCCGCCGGGTCTGGGTCTTTAGCCCAGCCCTCACAAGGAACCGATTGAATGGCGTGTAGAGTAGTCTTATTTCTTTCATGAAAACACCCTCACTACCGATAAAAACTGATAAGTCCCTGCGACACCAAAGAGCGTCGGGTTGTTTGCTGACCAGTCTTCTGGCAAGACAACCGAGTCAGGCGGCATGTCTGGGCGTATAATGTTGCAGCATTCCTTAGCGCATTTTGCTTTTGCCGCGTTCCACTCATTCTCAAAAGATTCGGGCGTACCGCGATAGGACAGCACCCAAAGCTCGTCAAAAGTTATGAGGGCATTAATTGATTTTCCCCCAGATGTAAGACCCCTAAAACCCCAGGAGCCTGTGACTAGAATAATTTCTTCAATCATGGGGCACCTCAGTGCTGCTGGCATACGCGTTGACCCACGAGGGAACTGGCTTAACTGAAAAATGAGAGTCTAGCAACGCCGCCAGAACCTCCTGAACAGTCTCCCCCTCGTAGCAGAGCCCGTTAATATGGGCCTTGTAGTACCCACCCTGGCGGCCCAACCGTTCAATGGTGACACCATGGGGCTCGAACAAGTCTTGCGCCCCCAGTAACGATATCTTAGGAAATGCCATGCAACCTCTTGTAGAACTTACTACAAGTTACAGGCATTTATGGGGCAATGTCAAGAGTCCGCGCCATCAAGTTTCCCAGAATTTTGCGTAGGTGGGTGGCTCTTGGTTGAGCAAAAACGCCATCGACAAGATCTGCACTCGCGGATACCAAAACCGGGTCGCTGCCTTAGTGCCGTCTTTCTTGTAGCCAGGGTAACTGGCCCAGCCCCATAGCTCTAATGTGTGGGTTGGGTTGGCTAATATCCGCCTGCATCGGTTGATGTGGTTATAGTCTGCCATTGTTTTGATATGTGACTGCCAGTCCTTACGACAGGCCTGTATCCAGCGATTGCGGGGAATAGGGTGGGACTCCATCACGATCACATCAACAACCCCGAGAATGTCGCTACTTCGCTCTGTGGCTGCGTTGTAGGTTTCGCTTGCCGGGAAGCATGTTTCAATCCCGTGGTAGCTGTTGATAGCCTTGATGCAGCCGGTGGTCATGGCCCGGCTATAGCTCTGGGTTGATTTCCTTTTTATCTCGCCAGGCTTGAAGTTGTGGTCTTTACTGAGCATCTGAATCCATTCAGAGCCTTCTTTTAGTTCGTCGTCCGAGAATGGTTTAAGTCGGTGCATGGGGGCCGTGGTTAGGCCAATGAGGTGAGTCATAGTTTCTCTCTAATAACAACAGCGACACAGCACAGCGGCATAACCTCTGACCGCTCGCTGCTAAATTGAACCTGACACAACTCGCCTTCAATAGCAGCAAGCTCACCTACCCGGTACTGAAGCCCGGTTCGCATTCGCAGCCGCAGCCGGTCAAGCTTGCCCTGCCATTCATCGCGCTCGCCATCCCCCGAGAAAAACCCCAGGGTAAATTCGCGGCGTTTGGCATCCAGCCAGCCCAAATACGCAGGGAACAGCACCTCCACTCTGGCACCCACGGCAGGATACCAATTCAGCGATTCCACTCTCACGGCAGCTGCCCCGCATTCAAAATGCACCCACAGGCACCCCCATTCGTCAGCAGCAGTGAGAGCCACCGTCAAAGGTGCGCTGTAGGGGCGATGGCATACGCGATCGCCCATCGTAGGTAAGGCTGGCGACGTTGGGAAAAACATGGCTATGCTGCTATTGCCTCAGTCGGTGCGATACCCCAGCCCAGCGCCTCAGAATGCCAGCGATTCTCAGCCACAGGGAGATAGAGCCGGGCGAAATGGCTTGCCTCTATGTCGTCGCACCATTGCGCCTGGTGCAGGGGAATGACTCCCAGCCAGGCCACATAGACCCATTGCCCGCATGGACTCCATCCCTTTACCCTGCCATTGCTGAAGGGGCCAGTCTGGGGGCCAGTCAGCACATCCCCCAGGGCAACGGGGCAACCGTCAATGACTGGGGCTGCTGTGGGGGCTATTGCTGCGGCTGGTGCGATCAGTGCGCTTAAGGTCGTCATCATCTTCTAATTCCCTTCTGTCTTGTTGGTCTTCTTCAAGGTCTTGCAGGAACTTCTCTACCTCCGATTCTGGTCGGCGGCGTGGCTGGTCGGTGTTGTGTGTCATGGCTATTCAATGTCCTCCATAAATCTTTTGACCCGGATCAAGTTGCCTAACACTTCGCCTGATGCCAGCGATGGCCGCATGTCGCCTGCCATCCCCAACCATTGATCGCAGCATTCAGGGAACCTTACCGTGTAGGTGAACCCGCCGATTTTGAACGGTAGCATTCCAACGATTGAGGCCCGGTGCTCTGCCCACCATTCCAGCCAATCGGACAGGTCGGGGTGGGCCTGGTGTTCTGCCTGTGGTGGCCCAAGTGGCGCAAATATCAGCGATAGGTCAATGGCGTCGCTGTGGCCCATCCATTCGCACTGTTCTACAGGTATTGCATATTTTTTGCTGTGCTCATTAGGGTCGCTGCTTTGAGACTCAACCAACAGGCATAGCAGTACCCCGTGCAACATCCTCAGACCCTTAAATGCACCCCATGTTTTACCCTGTTCCGTTGTGTGCCATATCGTTGAGTTAATCGGTGGTGGGTTCGTCGGATTTACTGGGGTCATACGCTTCTCCAAAGGTGTCAAAATCTTCGTCGTCTGATAGGTAATAAATTGAGCTAATCGGTGTCGGGGCGGCGTCAGTAGGGGGTGAAACTGGCGTTGGCTCCGGGGCTTCCGGGACATCTGTTATGGCTGGCTCTATGTCCTCCAACATATCGCCCTGGTTCATCGCGTCGTGTTCAAGCTGTAACCGCAGAGCCTTGGCCGTTAGCCAGTTATCGCGGCCATCGCTGGCCCATTCATTCATGACCTGCGTTCGCCGCGATGCTGATGTTTTGTCTTTGGCCTGTTGCAGTTGCTCCAGCGTCGTGGCGTCGATCAACCGCTGTTCAAATTCCTGCCACCATTCGCGCTTGCCCTGCGTCACCCATGAGTGGGTCACCACATCGCCGCTATCGTCGGGGGGGGCAATAGGCTCCGGGGCTTCCTGCGCATCTACTATCTCTGGCTCAAGGGCGGGTGCTGGCTCTATGGCTGGGGCAGTCTGCCCGATGCTTTGCAGTTGCTCATCACCGTAGGGGTACAGTGCGCCGTGAGTCAGCGTCCACTCCTTAAACTCGGTAATGCCGTCATAACCCAGCCCCGAGATATTGCAGGATGCGCCAATCTCGCCAAAGTCAAAAGCAGACTCTCTCAGTTGCATATAAACAAAGCGCCTTGGGATTCGCCCGCCCTTACCCTTGCGGTCAACCCAGTTCAGGGGTAGGTGCTGTCTGAATTCGTGCTTCATCCCGTCAAGGCCCATCGGTTGACGCCCCGTGGCGGCGCAATAGGCTTTATAGGCGGTATAGGCTCGACCTTCATCTAATGTCTGGTCGTCGGCAATATCGCCAATAGTCGGGGCATAAGGATACAGGCACTCATCAATAAATGCCCAGGCGCTACTGCTGCTAAATGATGCCTCCCTGAAATACTCAGCCGCCCCCTCGTTGTGCCGTGCTGGATTCTTTAATATGTCGTTGCGCCCTTTCTTATCCTGAGCTAATGCCCATGAAATAATATCGGCGATGCAATTCTCTAAGTCCTGCTCTAAGTTGTCGTCTGAGATCTGGCTCGCAGTTGTAGGCAGAGGAAACACCCGCCTTGACCAGCCTTTAGAATTGCTGTACTTCGCAGGTAGTTGGCCCACACTGGCCACGGTGTATCTGATATCAAACTGCTGCGTGTACCCTTTTGGTTTGAATAAACAGCGGGCATTCATCGCGGTACGTTCTACAGCGGTGTAGAATCTACCAATCTCTTCTCCAACAAACCCCACAATGTCATCAATTGCGATCAACCGTTTCCCCGACAGATATTGATGCACTTGGTCAGGCTGAGCAAATAGCTTGAAGTTGTTAGGGCTGCCGACTGATTCTTGTCCAAAGAACTTCATCACTAGGCGAGTAAAGACGCCCTTACCTGACCCACTAGGCCCGCAAGCATGGATGAATCTATCAGGGGCAGTGAGGTCTAGGACTAACCCCAGCGCAGCCCTGACATACTCTTCCTGACCATCCCCAAATGATGAGCGGATATACCGCAGCATCGCCTCAGGGCATGGCGCGTTAGGTTTGTAGTCGTATGGCAGGCAAGTTGTGATGTGATAGCTGGGATCGTGTTCCCTAGCCATGCCCGTTTTGGTGCAAACGGTGTAATTCTTGAAGGCAATGAGGTGCTTATTGTTCACCACACTGCTGCTGTAAAATAGTTTTTTCCCTGCAAATTTCATTGCCTTGTCCACATTCGCAGCGGTTCCCAGTGACCTTTTATCACCCTCTTTGTTAGGTGGATAATGTGCGGCTTCTGCGTTCGCCAGAACCCGTTGCTCTAACTGTTCATCGGGTATTGTTTCCCAATATCCGTATGAGGGATTGTACTGCCTGAAGGCATGGTCAATGACCTTGATTGGCCTAGCTTTGTCGCCAAAGGTCAGATTGAATAAGTGCTGTTCAATCGTCAGGTCGGCAGGCAATTGAAAGCGGTCAACGTCGTCGCTATCTTGCTGTTCTTTCTTAGCCACCGACTGAGTAATGGCTAGCATTTTTTGCTCAGCCCGTGCCAGTGGCCCACGTCGAAAGTCTGGTTTGCTGTAGATGCTGGCCTTCTGGACTTGAGAGATCAGTAGGTCGTAGTCCATCTGCGAAATCTGGGCAGTGTGGCTCATGCTGGCACCTCTACGGCTTGGGATAGGAAGTCTTGGTGCGTTGGTTGATGAGTGGAGCTAACCCCTTTATCAGCGGGGATCTTTTCATCGCGGCATTGCTGCAAATAATCCAGCAAGGTATCGGGGTTTCTCAGCCATTGCAGCGCTTCGGAGGCAACCCACACCGCGCCCTGGGCTTCCTTCGGGTCGAGGCTGGGCCAATGCTCGATCCATGCCTTTAGCAGCGCCTCGGGCCGCATGGCTTGATTGATGAGCTGTTGGTAGTCGGCGGGGGTATGGCCTGCCTTGAAAAACTCAGAGCCACCGCCGTCGGGGTATTGCTCCATATAGGGGAATAGATTGACCTTGCCATCCGTCCATATTGAGGCTTGCAGTAGCGCCCGCATGACTTGAGGTTTGCGCCAGCCGTCACAGTCAAAGATGATAGGCACCTGGCAGCCGCGCTCTATTGAATAGATGACGTTGTAGACGCCGACGATTGCAGCGGTGCGCACGCCTCTGACAGTTGGCGCGGCGGCGTCGGCCCAGCCTTCGGTAATTGCGCTACAAGATTTAATGCCGATGCCGCCCGGTGGTATCCACGCTCGGGCCGGGGTAGCAGGGCTTAGATATTTATAAGTTTTACCATCGCGGGTTTTGATCGGAGTGTTGAATCTCACTTGGCCATAGGCATCGGTGAAGGGCAACCATATGCCGCCATCGCTTAGGTGCTCCTTAGCCAGTGGATCATACTTTTTAATGCCCCGACTTAGGGCTTCCCGTTTTGTAATGCTCTTGACGCCCCAGGCTTTTATCTGTGCGATGTGCTCAAAATTAAAGCCTCTCTCGGTGAAATATCCGTAATGCTCGACGCTTAATGTGGCTGGGTCTGGGGCTGTGGCTGTATTGAGTGGGCTAGCAACCATTAATAGAGGCTCTTTAGTGGGTACAGACGATTAGGCGGTCACTGGGGCGGGTAAAGGCAACGTAGGCCAGCTTATTGCGCTCGTAGATGCGCTGGCCCTCGGTTGTCCTATGCTGCCCCATGCAGCCAGCAAAATTGGGCACATCAACAAAGCAGTAGCGATAGGTGCTGCCCTGGCTGCGATGCACCGTCAGGGCATAACCGTAGGCAATCTGGGCCATGCTGTCACGGGCACCCCAGTATTTACCCCAGGCTTTAGCCTTTTTATGCCCCGCCAATTCTGCCTCAAATTCGGCAGGGTGGCGGGGCACTGGGATAGTCTCCCCATTATCTAGCTGAAGAAACCAGCCAGCGCGACCACTGGCTGAACCTTCATAAATACCCTTAATGGTATTCTCGTCGGAGGTGCTGATGATCGGCACCCCGCCATCTGGGGCATAGGGTGCTGTCGCTATGATGCGCTCTCCTACCACCCACGGGGCGCTATAGCCAAGGGCATTGCGCACCAGGACGTTCAGGCCATGAACCCTCTTATTGGTATAGGCCAGTATTTTGGCGCTGTCGGGGTTCTCCTGGTACTCAGCCCCGGTAAAGACCTTGCAGATCAACGACTGCCAGGTAGAGCGGTCTATCGCGTAGACACCCTTTTTAGTCTCAGGGTCTACGCATGTTGTGATGGTCGGCAGCGCTGGCCGGTCAAGGTTATTGCGCATATTGTCGGCAAGGACTGAGATTGGCCCATCGTATCGTTGCACTTCGCTGAGGTTGGCGGCGGGGCATGGCCACCGTAGGGCCAAGGACTCGCCCTCATTGATGGGGGGCAGCTGGGCCGGGTCGCCCATGATGATGAACCGGCAACTAAAAAAGCTGCCGTGTGCTGCGTCAATCAGTATTTCCCATAGCTCCTCGTTGATGGTAGAGGCCTCGTCTACCACGATCAAATCATAGTTTTGATAGGCAGGCTCGGCGTCACGGTCAACCTCAAACACCTCAACGCCGTCTTTGATTTTGCGCTTTAGCCCAAATAGTTGGGCGCAGGTGTGGGTAGGGATATTGCCTAAGCCCCAGTACTTGAGTATCTGCCGCTGGACTTTGACGGCTTTATTTATTGGGGCCGCTACCGCTAGCCTGGGGGGTAAGGGCTGGGCCTTTAGGTATTTGAGCAAGGATTGAATCGCCGTGCTTTTGCCGGTGCCAGCAGAGCCGGTGAGGCGAAACACTCTCTCGATGCCATAGTACCAATCGCCTAGCATTTTCAAGGCCTGGGCCTGCTCAGCGCTAGGGGTGAAGCCGTCTGGGAAGGGGAATGCAATGGTAGGAATGCTGACGAGTTGCGCTGGCACCGTCTCAACTACCGCCGCCGCTGCCATAGGCACCGTCTCAACTACCGCCGCCGCCGTGAAGTCCTCGTGGGCATCGCGCCAATCTTCTACCGCATCCCGATGCTTGCATGCCCCGCTACTCCAGCCCAAATCGTCGCAGGTGCAATCCAACCTAAACCCCTGGGTGGTAACGGTGTACGCTGTGCCCTTGGCTAGGTTTTTTACATCCCACAGGTCAGGGCATACTGGCAGCACCGACAACCTATCGCGGTAGTCGGCTTTTGTGGGGAATGTCACACCCGTTTTCTTTAGCTCACTTCTAAGCAGGGTTAGCCTGCTAAAGACATCCCATTCTTTCTCAGGGGGGATAGTGGGCATCAATGGCCCCCAGGGTATCAGCCCCAATTCCATGCCCCTGACATAGGCATCCCTGATCGCATCATGTTGCGGATCGACAGAAAGACCTGTACTATGTTGAGTAATCATTATTTTTATGCTCTGGTATAGTCTGGGCGGTGTTAGAAGCACCGCCCTATTTTTTGGCCTATTTAGAGCTTAGAACTCTGCAAGCAGACCAACTTGCTCAGCAGCGACCGGGGCGGCAATCAGCGACTCCCATCCTGTGACCTTCACAGGGCCACCATCAGCGGGCATTATGCCAGTGACGGTTAGGCTGGGGTTATCAAGAGCGTCACAGTGTTCGGCTCCGATGGCAAGGGGCACCTCTCCCTCGTCAGTAACGATGCTGACGTAGGTGATCCCATCCTGGCTGTTTAGAACCATGCTAGCGGCGTTGAGGAACCCACTGCCAGAGTAGGGGCGATCGCACTCAATGAGGGTATCATCCTGGTCACCCCCGGTATAGGGAGTAGGGAATGCCTCGTTATCAACAATGAAGGAATGGATTGCCTCCCCCATTGGCGACTTGCGGGGCACCATCATATCGCTGTGCATTTTGCCTTCAGCATCCAAGCAAATCAGTAGTGACGGGTGGAGCTTTGCCTTCCTTTCCCCATTGCGCCCTCGCGGAACTTCTACGGGCTTACCGGCTTTGCTGATAGCTGGGTCACCTACTGGCGCGCTGCAAGCCACGGGCACTAGGTACGGTGCCGTGTCCTTATTCTCTTTGTAGAGGTCAAACCCCATTTCCATTCTGACAAACGCCCGATTGTCGCCCCCATATTGATTCTTGCGGTCGTAGAGATTCAGTCGAGACTTGCCTCGGCCTGTACCATAGGCACTATTTAGATTTTGATTGAACTCTTTCAACTCAGAAGCAAAAGCCCCGCCAGCGCCGCCCTTTGCTTTCCACTGAATCACGCCATCGTGCAGTGGCTCACCGTCGGCACCAATGATCACAATTAGATAGCGTTGAATCCATCGGTGAGTTTTGCGCCCATCCTCGCCAACTTCCTTCAGCAAGTCCTCAGTCGCTTGCCGCTCGGCTTTATCGCCATGCCACCGCAGCGCCACAAACCGATAGCTTTTCTCACCTTTGGTCTCAACCTCAACCTGGCTGTTGAGTATCAGGTGAAACATTAGGTTATGACTGAGATAGCCGGTGTGCTCTGTCACCTCCTGTCCAGCCTTGCCATACTCGGCAATGTCTTCAGGGGTCATTGACACGACGGCATTAGCAAAACTCTCACCCTCCACTGTGTAGAAGGTGCAAGGCTTCCAGTTGTCATCAGGCTGGAAGCCTATGGCGTCAGCGTTCTCTTGGTTCAGAAAGAAGCCCCAGGGCCGTTCCTTCTTGACCTTTACCGGGTTTTCGTTGGGGTGGGTTAGCACCTGGATGTAAGGATAGCCTCCACCCTCAAACTCGCCTTCGAGCATTAGCTCAAGGCTTTCGTCATCAAATTGATTATCTATAGGAGTAGAGAAAGTCATTGCTTTGTCTCAGTAGTGGTAAACCGTTACACCTAGCTTTTTGTACGGGTTCAAGGGTTGCCCGGCAATATTTAGGCCAGCTTCACGCCGTTGGCCTTTGCGGCGGTTCTCACCAGCCAGAGCCAGCGCTGCCGCCGACTCAGATAATTTAGGTCGAGCGCGTCAAATAAACGCTCACTTTCAGCTATGTCTGCTGGGTTGACCCAGACCGGCACCTTATTCTTTAACGCCAAAATAACCTCCTTCTGGGTATACCCCGCCAATACAACTACTATAGTCCTTCTGCTGTCGGATTGCAATAGGGTTGATGAAATTGTGGGGATTCTTTTGGAGGCGCTCTCGCTGTGCCAATTCTGGGGATGCGGCACACAGGCTACTGATCCGCTGCAACCTCGGGGCAGTTGGCACCATTTTGCCCAACGGCTGAAACAACGAGGATTGGTGGTGAGTGCGAAGGGTGCAGGGGGTGCAGGCCTCCGTAAAAACTTTTTGGGTGATGTGCGATGTTTTTTATTTTTTATCGCAACGTCTGAATATTTCTCAAACGGAGCCTGTCACCCCCTGCACCCCTCGCACCCTGCATCTGAAACCCTAGGCATCCCTGGCTACTAATTGAGGTTAGTCAGGCCGAATAAACTACCTCAGATCTGAGGTAGTTTATTCGGCCGCGCTTTTGCTGTGCCAATTGCAGGGATGTGGCACACAGGCTACCGCTGGCCCTGAACCTCCTACCGACTGGCTGCATTTTGCCCATAGCCTGAAACCCCGAGGATCGGTATCAAGTGCGAGGGGTGCAGGGGGTGCAGGCCTCCGTAGAAACTTTTTGAGTGATGTGCGATGTTTTTTATATTTTCTCGCATCGCTTAAATATTTCTCAAACGATGGCTGTCACCCCCTGCACCCCTCGCACCCTGACCTAAAGTGCTATCCTGAGCACAGGCCCGGTTAGGCCGGTTGATTGGTTGGTTGTGGTTTCCTGTTTTGCGCTCTCCGAAGACGAACCCCCTGTAGATTGAGTAATCTACAGGGGGCTTTGCTTTGCGGGGGTGGTGTGGCTCTAGCGTCCTTGCATGGCCTCTTCGGGAAATTGATTAAAGAGGCGGTGTAGCTCGATGGTGCCTCGTCGTTGTAGCGTGTAGAGGCCCAGATTATCCACAGGGGCAATGTAGTCGGCTAGCGCGGCCAGGTCGGCGTCGCTGAGTTGCACCCGCTGAAGTCTGTAGATTCGCCGTAGCGTTGCCATTTTCCTTTTGGCATTCATGCCGCTACCTCATCGGGAATATCTTGAACCCATCGCACCATGTTGGGCGCTTGCTTTGTCAGGGCGATCACCGACTCCCATGCGGCATCGTCGTCAGCGGCTTGCACTGTGCCCCTAGTGCCGTTGCGTAACTTGAAAAACCAAATGCTCATTCTCTCTCTTCTCTCTGTAGTGGTTGTGGCGGGTCAGGATGCGCGGCGGGGGGCTGCGAGTAGGGGCTTGAGGTTGTGAGGGATAGCGCGGCCCTTGCTGCGCCAGTGCTCTAGGTCTGCGAACCTTGTTAGCTCATCGGCCTCAACTTGCAAATCTAAGGCCCAATACCTTTCTTTGAGAATTGCAGAGCACAGCCATGATTTCGTTTTCCCTACCCTCTGGGATATCTCTGAGTAGGTCAGGTACTGGCCCCGGCGCTTTGCCGCGTTGATGACACCCGCCGCCCGCCCCAAGGCAGCGGGGTCGGCGCAGCTAGTGATGTTCCCTGCCTGTGGGGGCGTAGGAGCACACCCCGCCGCTGTCAAAACCTCAATGTTGTGAGTCAGCAATTCAGATGCCGCCACAAGGGGCATGCCGTACTTGTTATGAGTCTTTGCCTTAGGCATTATGCTCTTCTCTCTGTAAAACTATTGATTCAACCTAGCCTCAAACCGTAGCCATTTTCCTTTCACAAAGTGAAGATTCAACTAAGAAACCTCCTTCACTTTGCCGCTTTGTTGTCGTCACCCCCTAGGCACAATTCCATCACTTCATCAAAGGTGAGTCCCAGCGCCCGGGCAATCGCCTCCCAGTACCGGGCACTAGGAACCCGCGCCCCACGCTCCCAATTGCAGTAGCCTTGGCCGCTAACGCCTAGCAGGTTACCCGCTGCCCTCAGTGACAGGTGCTTACCCTGTCGCCAGTCTTTTAGCATCTGCTTTATTTCCATATAGATGCTTGTCCACATGTGTTGACACTTTCGATTATAGTGCAGTAAGGTATAGAAGAACAAGAGCGGCAGAGAAGGAAGATAACCGATGAGCGTTACCCAGAAATTAACTGTTACGTTTCACATGCCTGAGTCCGACTACCTAAAGCTTTTGGCTAAGTGCGAGAAAGAACGGATCGCTATGACCACGGCCATGCAAGAAGCGGTAGGCGGTTATGTCAATAGCCCTGCATCAGTTGAAACCATTGGCCAAATGCTGACTCATATCAGCATTGATTAAGCCAAAGGAAGCCCAAACCACGGGCAACAGGGGCGCGGCTGCACAACGCGCAAAGGTTGTTTATTTTTTTAGGTGTTTGTGATGGCTGCAATTGGAATAGTGTCGGTTAGCCTAGGGCTGCTTGCTGTTGGTGTTCTGCTTAATGGGTTTGTCCTTAGCATTTTATGGGGGTGGTTTATTGTTGGAGTGTTTGGCTTGCCAGCTTTGACTGTTGGGCAAGCCATAGGGGTGAGCATGGTGATTGGATTTTTGACTTATCAGCAAACGCATGACTCGGCAAAGAAGTCATGGGCTGAAGTATTGAGCGCTGGCCTTGGCTTGGCTATTCTAAAGCCATTGATCACGCTGGCATTTGGTTGGGTTGTCTATACCGTTGCGTTTTAGGTGTTTGATATGCGTGGACTAATTTTTTCATCCCTTACCGCTGCTCTATCCCTAGGCATAGCCATAGGCATCGCTGCCGCCGCCGCCATTGGTGCATCATCGGGGCAACCCCCAGCGGCCCGGTGTGGCACCGCAGGGGAGAACCCCAGGGAGTGCGTCCGAGAAGGGGCACAGCAGGCCAGCGGGCGCAGTTGGATGGCGGGTGCCGCCGCAGTCATGGGTCTATCCCTAGGCCTATCCGCCGCCGCCGCCCTTGGTAACCAGCAAGCCAGCGAAACCGGTTGGATAGCAGGTAGTGAACCTGGCTGGGGGTCGCTGGTCGCTACCCGGTGCCCACGGGGTGAGCGCGGGCGTCGTGATTGCTTCCCTGAGACAGCGCCTCGGGGGTAGGGCGATGGCGGGGTGCGTCGGTGATTATGTTGATGCTGTTTTAGAGGATTTGACCATGTTCTACGCCACCCTTGGCCCCGACCAAAGCCTCACGATTGACGGTGGGCCATACGCAGACCTAGATACTGCGATCAAGCATTGCCCCCCAGGGCGCAACATCTGGGATAGTTCCGCCAATAAATACCTAAACAGGGGGTCGCTGATGCAGGGCGAAGTGGTTTGGCTATCTGTAGAGGTTTCATGATCAACCCCGATGATATGATCCCGATTGAGTTGATGATGCTAAAGACTGGGCGCGGTCTATACCACTTCAGCCCGTCTGAATTTAAGGCACAGTATCTAGAGATAGCCGACCGCGCATCATGGGCGCTGCATAGGGCGCATGCAATGGGGCAAGGCGTAGAATTGGCGGGGTATCTGTGGATGAGAGGGAAAGTCTAGCCGCCTAGGATTGGTTCACCGTTCTAGAGCTAAAATAAAGTTGTCGCCGTGGGGGCAAATATGTGGCCGTGGCAAACAGCAAAACTCTTTGAGAAAATTAAGGAACTTATGGCAACATTGCAAGCATACAAGGATTTGATTGCGGCGGGCTTTGCCAATATTGCGGCAGAGCAGCGGGAAGTGGGGCAGAAAATAGCAGAGCTAAAGGCCAAGATTGATGAGCTTATCGCCCAACCACCTGCCGACCTGGGAGAGGCGTTTCTTGAACTGCAAGGGCTGGTAGATGCAATCTCTACCGTTTACGATGCCGACGTTGCCACTGAACTCGCCCCAGAGCCGACACCAGAACCAACACCAGACCCCGAGCCTACACTCCCTGGCTGAGATAGAATAGGCACGCCCGAGAGCTAAGCTACGCCCCGCCCCGCCGGTTATCCGGTGGGGTTTTGTTTTGCCGCCAGCGAGACTGATGTGCCAGTGCCCTGTGCCAGATATATTCAGAACTTACCCCAAGTCCTATTGCCAAGCCCCTGTTTATTGCGTAATATAGAAGGGCAGCAAGTGAGAAGCACCATGGCACTATTGAGCAACCCTGACCGCCGCGCAGTTTATAACAAGCCCCAGATTAGGGCGCTGTTTACAGTGCAAGACCAGGTTACAAATGAGCTTTGCGACTGGCTCTTGGAAGAGTTTGAAATGTATGGCAATCAGGGCATGATTATTGCTCGCCCTGTGGTTGAGGCTGCAATTGCTGCCCGATTCAAAGCCACTGCCCCCGGAGCGCCTTCGGTGCAGGTAAACCTGAAAGTCTTTGCTGATTACCTGCTGATTGATTCCCAGGTGCTAGCTCAGCAAATGAATGAGCGCAATGAGTGGGATGCTATATTGGCCGAGCAGCAGCGCGATGAAGACTATGCAAAGCACGCCTAATGAGCGCTCCTGAATCCTACCCAAACCTGAGCAACGCAGGCAAGGGTAGGCCGCCTAAGGGTGAGCGCCGCCGCATCACCACGCAAGTTTCCCCCGATGTTGCAGAGTATCTAGAAACTCTAGGGGGCGGGCCTCGACGGATCGGGGCGGCAATTGAAAAATTAGTACAGGAGAGAATAGCTATGCAACGCACTGAATCGGCTCAAGAATTGCTTGGGCAATCAGCCAACGGCATGAAGGTAGGCGACATTGTGAGCATTGCTCATGTGCAGTACGTGATCTCTGATTGGGAGGGAGACACCCTCACTCTAGATGCCTTGCCAGAAGATGAAAAAGTGAAGGCTGAGTTTGTGTTGATTTTCAAGTAATTCCCACCCTAACCCGCCCCGCCGCCTCAACCATGGGGCGGCTTCTCTTTGCCAGCCCGCGCGATCGCATCCCAGGGTATTGCCAACCCATAAAGCGCCCCTTGCCCCAGGTCGCAGCCCCAGTCCCTTAGCTGGTCGGCCTGCTCTTCACACTCCACCCACTCGGCGGTAGTCATCAGATCGTAAGTTTCTGCGAACTCAAGCAGTAATCGGCAGGCCGTAGCGGTGCGCTCATCGGTGAGGATGTTTTGGGTGAGGCCTCTACAAAGTTTGATGCCGTGAAACAGCGGGCCATGTTCGCCAACGATTCGATCAAGCCCGCCGTGTTCAGAGCTGCCGATATCGTCGGCCTTGATGGTGTGCTGCAGTGCGATCGCTTTGATCACCGCAACCGATGCCGGGGTGAGCCGCACCGATTCAAGAATTTCCACATGCACCCGCAGATGGTGGGGCAGTGCGGCAAGCAGCGCGGCTAACCCCGGCAGCGCTAGGGCTTTTTGGTTGAGGTTGAGACTAACCCACAGGGGCGGGGGTGCGCTTGCCAGCATCGCGTCAACATCGGCCAGCTGCTGCTGAATCCACACCGCCTGAAGGGAGTGCTCTTCGATCAGATTGGCAATAGCGGGCGGCGGTATCTTACCCCACCGGGCCAGCGCCTCGTAGCCTTCTAGTTGCCCTGTGCTCAGATTGTGGATGGGTTGGTAGTGAAGCTTGATTTCGCCTAGGGATAGCGCTGCCTTGATTGAATCGTAATCTGGCACTAATTACCCCAAATTGCAACAACTACGACCACACCCGCTGCCACCAATCCCGCCAGCACAACCAACTGGATAACCTGTGGCAATGCCTTGAACCAATCCCAGAACGCTGGCCCCCAGTCGGCGGCTAGGCTGAACATGGTTTCAGGGGGCGCGTCATCCGTAGGCCGTTTCTCTTCGCGGCGGCCATGTGCCTGTAGTCCTGTTGATACGCCATCGTCAGAGTCGCCATCGTTTTGGCTCATTGTGTCGTCGACATCGAAAGAGCACCTGACCATCGCCGCCTGGCAGCCGAACTGAATCCGGGTGCGGTCTTTGATTTCGTAGGGGACATTGGGGCGCACCTATAGAGATTGTCGCCCGATGATTCAATGTAGGTGCCGTTGGTGCTGATGAGGTCGAGCACTACCCACAAATACATAGGCTCACCCTCAAGGACAGTCGCTTCTTTGTCAATTGCCGCCATGATTTTGGCATGCTGTTTCGAGACTGGGCCTAGCCGGAAAACGATGTCGCAGGTAGGCGACCGGCCCACTGCCCAGTACCCACAGCTAGGTGGGTGCTCAGCATCCAAAACACGGAGCGAGTCACTTTGGGCAAGAAAATAAACGGCAAGCCTGGTACTCATTAGTCACAGATTTCTTTTGGTTGGGGGCTGGGGCGATGCACCTACCGCCTATTCTACCTGTTGAGGCTCAATCGCTTGCACTGGGCCTAAATCCAGCACCACCCTGAGATTTTTATCGCTGCCCCAATCGTAATAGGAGGCGTTGCACCTGGGGGGCAACGTCCCCACCCACCCATCTAGCCGATAGTGTGCAGGCGATTGGCTGTAGGGCACCGCCGCCGCGACGAGCTGCGACCGGGACTGGGCTAGCTTGGCCAGAAAATCTTTGGCGTCGTTTCTATTCAAGAATCCACACTCAAAGCGGATAAAGCCCCCGGAGATCTCAAAGACTATAGCCCCGTCTACGCAGCTAGGATTGGTGCTGCCCCCGCGAGCAATCAGGTTGGCGACCTTGACCCTCTGAAAGGCTTGCTCTCCAATGCTCTGCAACTGTGCATCAGTGGCGGCGCAGGCGATGCGGATAACTCGCAGGAAGCTACGGAAGAAGTTCATGGGATACCTTGGTGGGGGTGGTTGGTGTTATGCCCATTGTAGGGCGGCGGGTGCGGCGTATAATAATAGGGGCACTGCTTTATTGTGAGGACATGACAGGAGCCAAGGGCAAATACAACCCAGAGAATATCCAACGGTGCTTAGACGCAATCTCACTATATGGCACTGACAAATCTGGGTACTCTGCGATACCTATTCACAAGGACACGTTTTATAAATGGGTTTCCGACAAATCCGACTTTTCCGACCGGGTCGCAACTGCGCATAAAACATGGCAGGATTCCCAGGGCAGTACCGCAAGGCTCAAGGCATGGGATGTACTCAAGCGGTATCTATTCGAGGGTCAGGTTGAGCATTGGACTATTGTTAAAGACGTTATCCAAGGAATAGGAGATGATTCCTCAATCGTCCAATTAACCGAAACTCGCACTGTCCGAAAGACTACCCCTCAATGGGTTATAGAGCGATACCTGGGCAAAGGGATGCATGAGATAGAGGCATTGCAGGCAATTGCGGCTTGGTTGCCCCAGAGAACTTTAGAGGTGGTGACGAGTGAAATTGGCCGCACTACAGAAACAATTAGCCAGCACTTTGCAGGAACGCTCCCAGATATCAGCGAATCTAAACGACCTGGACTCTCCGACGAAACTGCTGGGATTGTCCGATCGCAAATTCTGGGCATTGATGCCTCCGATACTGTTGCCATATCAGGCCAAGTGGGTTCAAGACAAGAACCCGGTAAAGATAACCGAAAAGTCGAGGCGGATCGGGATTAGTTGGGCCGATGCTGCTGATGCTGCACTAACCGCAGCCCAAACGAATGGGCACGATTGTTGGTACATTGGTTACAACTACGACATGGCAGAACAGTACATTGCTGATGTCGCTACATGGGCTAGGGCTTACAACCTGGTAGCCAGCAAGGTAGAAGAAACGCTTATTGATGAAGATAACGACATATTAGCTTTTAGGGTACGGTTTGCTTCTGGGTTTAGAGTTACTGCTTTATCATCTCGCCCTACCAACCTCCGAAACAAAAAAGGCCGAATTGTTATAGATGAGGCCGCATTCCACAACGATCTAGACGAATTACTGAAAGCTGCACTGGCTATCGTGATGTGGGGTGGCAGAGTTTCAATAATCAGCACACATAATGGGGCTGAGAATCCTTTCAACAAGTTGTTACTACAGATAGCTAATGGTCAAAAGAACTATAGTGTGCACACCTATCCGCTGAAGCGTGCGATCGCGGATGGTTTATATCAGAGAATATGTCTAGTTACAAATGCCCCATATTCCATTGATGCAGAGTTTCAATGGGAGAATAACTTACGGGATATATATGGGGCGGCATCGGGGGAAGAGTTAGACTGCATCCCTAACGTGCTGACAGGGCGCATATACGATGCTCTGATGCCCCACCACCTATTGAAGAACATGCCAGATATAAGCTGGGCCAAGACGGTGATGGGTGTAGATTGGGGCGATGTTAACCCAGCATTGGCCGTGGCAGGTTGTGATCATGATGGGCATTGGGTAACGATTGAGCGATGGCACCCAATTGAGGGCGCTGTCGTTCCACCGCATGAGCATTTGTCTATGGCTAAAGAATTTGTAAAGCGGTGGAATATTCGCAGGGTGTGGTGTGGGCATGACCGACCAGCCACTATTGATGAATGGCAAAAACAGCTAAATAGATATGGTTGCTTAGTCCAGAAAGCCTACAACAAAGTGGCAGAAGGAAACGCCGCTATTAATGATTTGCTTTCTAAAGATTATTTGCACTATTCCCCTCAATGTAGTGACCTGCATAAGCGAAGCGAAGTCTATCGAAGGGCAAAAGACCGCTTTAGCGTGTTTGTTGACGAACCAGCTCCAGGGCAAGACGATCACGACATTGACGCGAATAGGTACGCGATCGCCTCCGAAGTTCTGACCCCCGAGGATGACGTTGCTTCACGCCTATCTGCCCTATCTGGCTAGGCTAGGGTAGCATAGGGGCAACCCTACCGCACCCACCACACCGTGACCGATACCCTTGAAGCCCTAAACCCAGAACTACATTATGACTCGCTGATGACGGCGATCAGCAGCAGCGTCTTGGGCAACCGAGCCACGGGGCAAGGCGGGGCCAGAGATCCATTTACCCAAAACCAAGTAGGGCACGGGCCATTGCTCGGTGAGCAGGAATTGAGGGCGCTATACAGAGGCAGTTGGTTTATCCGCAGAATAGTGGAAATGTTGCCCCAGGATATGACCAGGGCGGGGGTTGATATCACGCTGCATGGCGATGCCGATGACCGCATGGTAAGCGCGGCTCAGCAGATATATCGGGACGGTGGCAGCGGGCAAAATCCCTACAACCGGCGGATGGGCTGCGGTGAATCGTTCCGTAAAGCAATGGTCTGGGCGCGGCTGTTTGGCCAAGGGTATTGTGTGATGAGGGTAAACGGTGCTGAAGACCCCTCAAAACCGCTAACCAAAGTCACTAGCTTTGAAGGGCTATCGGTGCTCGACCGCTATACCTTGCTGCCAGGGTTAGGCACTATCAACCCAGATAGGCCGGAATTTTACCGTGTAGCTCGCAATGAATCGCCGGGTGAATTTGACACCGCCGCACGGCTAGGGCAAGGTATTCACGAAAGCCGGGTGTTGGTTTTCAGCGGGGCCATGATTCACCCCTACGATATTCAGATCGAAGGCGATGGCGGGCACGATTCCGTCATCCAACAGATGTATGAGGTCTTCTGCCGTCACTACCAGGCCAAAACTGCGATCAGCAAAGGGCTGGATAGCTACAGCCTGTTTAAGGTGGCGATCTCAGGGCTGAGCACTTTGATGCAGGCCCCGAACGGCACCGCCACCCTGACCGCCTACCTCAACACCGTGGCTCAGCAGATGAGCCTAAATAATATATTGGTGCAAGATTCTGAGGCCAGCAATAGCGAGTTTCAAGAGCGCACCTTTACGGGTGTTGCTGACAATTTTAGGTTCTTTCTCGAAGAACTTGCAGCCGCCAGTGGATACCCCCACTACAAAGTTTTTGGCAGCGTGGACAAGGCGGGGCTAGCCGATAGCGGCGGGGCTGAGAGTCGCGCCTATGCCGAGACTGTCAACGGCAATCAGAGCAACGACTTTGGCGATAATCATCGCAGACTATTTCACGGCATTTTTGAAAGCCTCGGCCCGGTGCCAACAGACTGGGAAGTTGAATATCCGAGCATCTATGTCCCAACGCCTGAAGAGGTGGCGGCGCTAGAAAAGACCAGGGCGGAAACCTACAAAACCCTGGTGGGGGCGTCCATCGTAACCAAATCGCAGGTGTACCAGGCTATTGCCACCGGGCAGCCCCTAGAGAATGTATGCGAACCCCTTGATGATTCCGATGTGCTGACCATCATTGATGAGGTTGAGCAGGTAGTTGCCCCAGCCGAAGACCCCGCCGCCGCGCCAGTGGTAGAACCCGAGACGGGGGGTGTGGTAGAGACGAGGGGCGCAGAGACGGAGGATGCGATCGCGCTAGATTCTGGGGATGCCCTCCCAAAGCCGCAGCCCCTCTAAGGGGCGATGCTGACCTATTCATCCCTTCAGCCCGTGGGTTGACCCGTGACGAGGTGCGGCGCATCGTTCGCGAGCTCGAGACCCAAGAGCAGATTGACGCATTCTTAGCCGACTGGTCACCCCCTGAAGATGACCCAGTGTTGCCCGCATTGCTTACCGCCACTACCGACGAATCAGAGTTAATGGATGCGGTGATCGCCCTGGGGGTGTCGGGGTCTATATTGCTAGCGCTTGCCACTACAGGGCGCTACACAGTGCTACAACTCGAAGTGCCTGAAGGTTGGCCGGTGCTATCATTGCGCGACCGATACAGCAGGGCGCGTGAAGGGATTGCCGCCGCCGACCGTGGCACCATTGGCCCTGATGCACTGGCCCAATACCGGGGCCAACTTGACGAATACTACAAGGGCAAGACCCGTGGGCATGGTGAGGCGCTGGCGGGTAGTGACATTGACCTAGCAGAATATCACCGCCGTATGGCTCGGGATATCAGCGAGGCCCACACCGTACACCGTAAGCTAGGCCAAGGCATCCTAGGGCCATCGGCAGACCAAGAGCTACAAGACACCATTGATGAGCAGCTAGGGTATCTCAGCCGAATGGTTGGGCAAATAGAGGATGGCGGGCTAACCCCCGCGCAGATAGCCGACCGCAGCGGGCGATATGGGGCCAATGGTGGTCTATCGTTCAATATGGGCATGGCCGCTGCCACCGCTGCGATCGCATCAACAGAGCAACGATTCCTGGGTAGCTGTAGCCCCCATTGCCGAGATTGCCTAGACTACGCCGCTCAAGGCATGGTAGCAGTGGGGTCGTTGCCATTGCCCAGACAAAAATGCCGCTGCTCTGAGAATTGTTGTTGTCAGTTAATTAGATATGATCTGCTGGGGTCGGCGGTGGGGTGGGTGGGTTAGCTCATTGGTAATAGAATGACTCAGGGCTGGGTTCTCTACTCGTACCAGGTGCCACTGCCTCCTGATTCAAATCGTAATCGCTTAACTGATCTAGAAGTCTTTCATACTCGTCAAAATCGCCAGCTATGATCGCAGCCAATGGTGGATTTATCCTGCAAATATACTCTGGGGGGCCATCTGGATATTCTTCCATTGCCCGAATAGCGGTGTCCTGAAAGTCTTGCAGTATCTTAGCCTGCCACCGCTTCGGTAGTCTGTAGAGGTCAGACACTAAATCCTCCAATATTACTTACTGGGGTCGGCGGTGGGGTGGGTGGGTTAGATAGGTGATGGCTGTCAGCATCGGCGGCGGGGTGCATGTGTCAAAAGGTGGGACGGTCTTGCGGGGCGTGGGGGTGGGCTCGTTCAGAATCCTTTGATAATCCTTTTCGGAAATCGCAAGGCTGAATAATGAGTCGGCGACAAATTCTCCATTGACTCGCGTTCCACTGTAGATAACGCTAACTTTGACGGTCTCAATATCATCCATTACTAAATCCTCCAATATTCCATATCAACTCCAAGGGCATCGCACAATGACCCCAGCGATTCAGTGGGGATACTGCCTGTGATTTGCCAATACCTAACGGTGTAGTAGGGGCGTTCCATCTTGCGGGCCAACTCTGACAGCGGCATCGTAGGGCAGTGCAATGCCCTCGCTAATTGGAGCTTGACCTTTAGCTGTACCGATGGGGATTGGATCACTGACAAATACTCTTAAACCTGCGCTAATTCTAGCCTATACCCGGCTCACCGCTGCAAGTGGCGGCTAGTGTTGGGGCTATGTCCCTACGCTTTGATAGAGCCAGCCTAAATGATGTGGAGCGGTTGCCCGATGGGCGGCTCAGAGTTCGGGCAACGTTTAGCCGGGTGGGGCCACTCAACTACTTGCGGGCCGATGGCAGTTTTCAGCAGGAAATTGTCACGCCTGAAGAATTATTCCGTGAGGATTCGCTGGCAACGGCGGGCCTTGCTGTTGTCACTCTTGGCCATCCCCCCGATGGCGTAGTGACACCAAAGAACTGGAAAAAATACGGTGTTGGGGCCAGCGGTTCTGAGATCAAAGCCAACCGCGTCGATGGCCTAGTGTCGGTCGTCTTTGTCGTTGGCGATGAGGAGGCTATCGAAGCGGTTGAGGAGGGCCGCGCCACTGAGGTATCGGCAGGCTACAGCACAACCGTAGTGCAGCGGGGCGATGGGCTGTTCTATCAAACCGACAGGCAATACAACCATCTGGCCCTAGTCGAGCGCGGTAGGGCTGGCCCCACCGTGAGGCTACACCTGGACGCTGCCGATGACTGGGCATGGCAGCAGGCCGATGACGACGACGATCAAACCACTAACGCCGATGGAGGCTGTATGAAGTACAAAGGTTTTGAAATGGATGAGGGCGCGGTTGACGCTTTCAAAAAGATGGAGGCCGATATGGCAGCCATTAAAGAAGACATGAAGGGTATGAAGACCAAAAAGGATGCTCTTGAGGGCAACCGCATTGAAACCCTAGAGGGTGAAAACGAGGGGCTAAAACTTAGCCTTGATTCACTCACCGCAGAACTGGCCACTCGCATGGATGCCACCGCTGTTGAGGCTGCTGCTACGGCCCGCATGGATGCCTACGCTGAGTGCCTCCCATTGCTTCCCGATAGCGTTAACTTTGATGCCACCATGGCCCCTATTGACTGGCGCAAAGCTGCGATCACTGCCCATAACAAAACCGTGAATCTTGACAACAAGAGCGATGACTTTGTGAATGGCATGTTTGAGGTCATGCAATCGGTTGGCACTTCCGTAGTGGCCAAGACCGATGCGGCTGCAACTGCTGACTTCCGCCGGGTGCTAGAGGGCGCGGCTGTCGGCGGTGACCACAATGGCGCGAGCCTGACCCGTGATGATAGTGCCGAGTTTGAGTCTCAGCAACGGGCTGATGAAGACGAAATCCACAAACTATGGGGGGCTAAGTAATGTTTGGTTCTTACACTGATGTTCAAGACAAAGACCTGGTGGCAGGCTCTCAGTTCAAAGTTACCCAGGGCGCTAACCCTGTCTCTCTGATTAATGGCGGGGCGGGTGTCATCGCCGCCGGGTTCGGTGTGGTTTATGGCGCGGTTGCAGGTGAGGCAATTCTCCCTGCTGGCGCTGGCGTGTTTGCAGGCGTTGTCGCCTTGCCTCACACCATTGAGGTTCGCGCTGCTGGGTCTGTGGGCGCATCCCTTGACGCGGGCGGGCGCTATGGCTACCCCGTCAACTACGAGATGGCGGTTGCTCAGGGCGATACCTGGGCTGTATGGGTAGACGGCACCGTTGTTCAAGGCAACCCCGTATTCCTCAATCACACGGTCGCGACTTCTGTAATCGGTGCATTCCGCGCCACTGCCAACAGCGCCAATGCTCAAGCGGTGCCTAACGCGGTCTTTGTGCTGGGCGCTGTCGGCACCGCTGCCAACCTGGCTGTTGCTGTAATTCAATTTAACTAGGGAGATAATCAAATGCCTACTGGTGGCTCTGTTACGTTCAGACGATTACAGCAACGGAAAAACGAGGCATTGCGCGAGCGTCGGCAGCCTAAACGGTTTGCTGATTCAACCTTTGTGCCAACGTCGTTTGACATTCGCCCTGGCGCTCGTACTTTTGTGCAAGACCGGGTGCAAGAGTTTGGCCAAGCGCTTGTACTGTCCCCCGATGCCGCTGATTTTCCCCTGGTGGAAATCAAGGTTGATGAGGTGGAATATAGGATCTTTATGATCGGCGCGGGGTACAAGCTGACCTATGGCGAAACTCAGGCCCAAGGGTTTGCAGAAGCCAACGGCCAGCAGTTTGGCACCCGCGATGTAAAGATGGGCACCGTGGTTACAGTCATCACTGAGAAGATGAATGACCTGGCCGCGTTTGGTGATACCCGGCTGGGCATTACCGGGGCGTTAAATGATACGGGGGTAACGCTGGTAAACTCGTCATTCAACCCCTACGACCGTGCGACAAATACGGCTGAAGCGGTAGCGGCTTGGTTCCTTGATTCGGTTGGCGGCATCGCGGTATCTACCAACAATGCTGAGTATCCGACCACCGCAGTGATAGCTACTGAGTTGTGGAATGAACTATCGGCGCGGCTAATGCCGCAGACTGGCGAGACCGTCCTTAGCGTCATTTTGCGTACCCAGCGCGAAGCCGCTAGCCAGAATCAAAACGGGATCACCGACATATTTCGCTCTACAGAGTGTCGGTCGGTGAACCTAGAGGCCAATGGCGCACAGTCGGCAGCAACCAACAAAGATCGGATCTGGCTATACCCCCAGTTTTCATATATTCTGGAAAAACATGCCCTTGCTGGTGTGATCCAGTCATATCCTGAAGATTGGTGCGGCCAGGGGGCGGGTTATAAAACCTACCCTATGTTTGGCTGCCAGTCGCAGTTGATCTACAACTTCCCCGCCGCGATCCGCTATGTTGACCACCCTAAGAAGTCGTAGGTTACTAGATGCCCATTGTTATCTACAAGTCTGAGAATTGTTACCCCCAGCGAACGGGTGCGCTTGCCTTTGACGGCATTCAGCTAACGCCGGGGGTGAACCACCTTTCTGATGCCGACCTTGCCAAGCTACAGGCTCACCCCGACTTTGGGGCATACCAAGAGCGCAAGGCGTTGTCGGTGAAAGAGAGTGAGCCAGACAAAGAAGTGCAGACGGTGCCACTGTCTGAGGTGCCCAAAGACCTCAGCGCCTACAACGTGAGCGAGGCTGACGACATCGTGGATAATACCCATGATGTTGATGTGCTCAACCGATGGCTGATTGGCGAAACCCGATCAACGGTGCGGAAAAACATCACTCAGCGGAAAAAGGCCATTGAGTCTGGGGTGATTTAACGATGGCGGTGCTTTTTGACACTTTCACCATCGACTTTCCTCAGTTCACTACGGTGGATGAGGATGCTTTCGATTCGGCGCTGGCGATCGCACGGTTGCTGGCCAGCGCCGACGCATGGGGCGAACTAGCCGACCGCGCCCACTCGCTGCTGACGGCTCACATGCTTGCCCTCCGTGCCCAAGCTGGGCTATCTGGGGGGCGCAGCACAGGCAACCTAACCGGCGTTCGCATCCCAAGTGAGGTTGACTATTCATTCAGCAACACCGCAACCAGCGGGGCCAAAAGTAGCGGCGATGAAGGGCTGAAAAGCACAACCTATGGCCAAGAGTTTTTACAACTGAAACAATTTAAGTTTTTGCCCTTTGGCATCTTTTAGCGTTCACTGAGAACACCTAAACCCTACCCCTGGCTACGGTCAGGGGTTTCTTTTGGGCAATGAAAAGCCCCTCGGTTGAGGGGTGGGTGGTGGGTGCTAGAGTCCAGTTGCTGCCTTGAACGCGGCCAAGTCGTCGCCATCCAGGTCATAATCTCTGCCGCTGGTCATGTAGACCACCCAGCACTCAGGATCTCGGCGGTCAATTTCAGAGATTTGGGCCAGAACCAGTGTGAAGCCAGAGTCAGAGAAGGTGAAGAATTTCATGGGTTAGTGCTCTTTTTATTTGTGCGGTGAGAGTGAACGGTAGCCCTCGGTTGAGGGGCGGGGGTAGGTTAGGGGTTCGCATAATGAACACCGCCGCGATTATTGTCTGCCTTGGCATTTTGCACCATCCCAGACGCGGTGCGAACGGCTTCTCTCCAATCGCCGCCGACGATTTCAGCCACCCCACATGTGACGCCAATGCTTTGGGCTTTGAATAGCGCCACGATACTTGCAGCAGCTTGGGAGGCTTCGGCAGCAGGGCAAGCGTAGATAAATTCATCGCCTGAGTACCATCGGGCAATGAGGGTGCATCCCCTGGTGTGGCGGATATGGGCGCATGCTTCCCGAATCCGCTTGTCTACCCCTTCATATCCCCACACTTGGTTGAGATCGTGCATTTTATCAACGTCCCAGAAGACGATCGCGCCTTCTGTCGCGGGGGACGCCTCTAGGGCAACCCGAGTCAATATCCCATAGGTGGGATCTATCTTCATCGCGTTAACCTGGTTTTGCGCCAGCGTCAACGCGATGATTAACTGATCTCGGGTCATGTTTGCCATGTCGGTCATTGGGGTCATCAGAAGCCCTTTTGGGGAGAGTGGTAGGGAAACGGTAGCCCCTCGGTTGAGGGGCGGGGTGGCTAGGCTGAAGCCTCAGATATTTTCTGCCAGACGTTATTAGTGGACTCAGAGTCTAATGAAATATCGCCCAGGTCAAAGCCCTTTAGCAGTCCCAAAACTTTTTCGCCGTCATAAAACCCAGAAACATGATCGTCGTAAATTGCCACTATGCAGATGGTGTCAGCAACCACGTTAGGCACGGCTGCCATCAGTCCAGAGATAGGGTCTGTGTCGGTGTCGATAGAAAGCCTGATAAATTCATCAACGATCAGGTCGGCAGTCTTAGCAGTGCGCTTGTCTAGTTCGGTAGTCATGGGTCGGTGGCCTTTTGCGTTATTTGCTTGTCTATGTCTCCCATCATAAGCCCCTGAACTCGTAACGTCAACCCACTAACCAATCTATTTGCTAGGGATGCGATCGCGCTTCAACCTTGCCCGATACGCCGCCTGCCTCTCAGCCCCGCTGACATAGGTTGCCCTTGGCCCTGGCTGCTGTGGGGCTGGGGTGTACTTGCGGCCACAGCCCTTGCATCGGCGGCGGGCCGACCCAGCGGCGGTTTTGCCAGCGCTGGTACTGTCGGGATGTCGGCAATGGGGGCAGTTCATGGGGCTAGAGATTGAATAGGTCAGCATCTTCACACACCGGGGGCATATCATAGGGCAGCTCTGTGGTGTGATCACTGCTTGAGGTTGCTCCAAGGTTCTTTTGAGTTATTTTATTTTTAATGACGTACAAAGCCCCTTAGAGACTTTCATAAGCGTCGTAGCTTATCGGCTTCAAGGTAAAGGCAGCAAGCTGTAGAGCATATTCGATCTGTTCTACTTCTTTTTTATTCAAAGCTATTGTTTCGTCATTCATGGCTTTTAGATGGCGGCTCTGTGGGGTGAAACGGTAGCCCCTCGGGTGAGGGGCTGCGGGGCTAGGCGATTATCTCGGCGGTGTAATTTGCTGAGTCCATGTTTCGCTCTACCCCAGCCTGCACCTTCTCTGCCTTGCGTTGCCCTCCTGAGGTAATCGGGATTTCACGTATAGTTTCGCCTGTGCCTCTCTCGGTGATTCTGATCATCATGGTCTGGTAGTCCTTAGGTAGTGGTGAGAGTGAACGGAATCCCCTCGGTTGAGGGGCGGGGTGGGTTAACTTATGACTTCAGCTATCTAGTTGGGAATCTCCAAAAATATCTTCAGGCTCCACGCCGTCCCAGCCTGAATTATCTTGATTCTCGGGGCGGTACCCCGGAAGCAAACAAGCCAAGGCGACAACGTGGCGAGCGCCACCGTAAGTGGCAGCGTAATCCGCTGCCTCAATTGAGGGCTGAGAAGTTGTGCAGAACTCTTCGAGACGAGGCTGATTAGGAAACTTTTTAGAAACACGATTGGTGTAAATCACTTCGCAGGTGGGCATGGTCGGTGTCTCCGGGTAATTGGTCGATTGCTGGTCTATGTCTCCCATCATAAGCCCCTGAACTCGTAACGTCAACCCCTCAACCAAGCTATTTTGCCTTGGCCCGGTCGCGCTGTGCCACATTCCCGCGATTGGCACACAGGCTACCGCTGGCGGGGCACCTCCTACCGCCTATCCCTAATTCACTCAAAGCCTGAAACAACGAGGATTGGTAGCGAGTGCAGGGGGTGCGAGGGGTGCAGGCCTTCGCTCAAACTTTTTGGACGGTGTGCGATGTTTTTATTTTTTCTCGCAACACCATTATTTTTCTCAATCAAAGGCCTGCTACCCCTGCACCCCTCGCACCCACCTATCGCGCCATGGTTAGCGGCGGCGTTCTTTTGGCTATCATTGGGGCACCTATCTACTGCTGAACCCATGGCATTACTCAACCCCAGCGGCGCATCATTGACCACCCTCACCTTCACCGCCTTGGCCACGGCGGGCAGCACAACAGACGACCTAGGCAACCCCAGGCCGGGTAGTAGGGTGGTGACCGTGGCGGCGGTGGTGACTCCGTTAGCACTGGCCCGCATCGCAGACCTGACCGCTGCCGTGGGAGTGCATAGCGGCGCGATCCCTGTGAAAGTGCGAGTGCAGGCCTGGCCCAATGAAGTGAGGGCACAACAGCCAGCGGTGGCAAGCCTCACCTACAACGGCAGGGCCGCGAGCATCCACCTAGCAACTATCCGCGAGCAGAACCCCCACGCCGCCGCCCTGACCCCTGAGATTGGGCAAAGCTGTGAAGGGTTGTTGGTTTATGGATAAAGATGAAGGGTGCTACGATTAGAGTCCATGTGCTTACCCCAGCGGTGTCATAGTCGCTGGGGCTTTATTGTTGGGACTTTTTCTCAACCGCATAACCCCATTTACATCAACCGACACCCATGCTTCCGCGCAAATTCCACAGCCTCGATGCTGCCACTTCTGATCCCGATGCACAGGGGCGGCTCCGGGGCGAACCATACCCAGGGGCGCAGCACAGCACCCCCCACGATGAGGCCCACAGATAGGATAGAGGCGGCAATGGCGGCGGTTTGGGTGTTGGTCATAGAGACCCCAACGAAATGGTTTCAGGGTAAGGAGTAGGTACTACTAGATCTAGCGTTACTGCGCTTAAAAACGTTTGAATCTGTGAATCTGTAGCGTCTGGGTCAATATAGCCATGCCCAATGTACCAGGGGCGTCTGTTGCAGTCTCCTACATTGAACTGAACGTAAACTTCGCCGGTTTTAGGGTGAAGCAACGGAGCTACATTGGCCGTTGCGTTTTTGGGCATCTTTGCCGATAGACGTTGCTGTAATGTTTTGGTCATAGCATTGCCACGGTAAAGAGCAGGGCAAACATCAAGGCAGACACGACCCCGACAACGATCAGATCCCCGTCTGCGGTGGCTACCGATACGGCCATCCCTGTTGAAAGACACATCAGGGCGATCATCCCTATGTCCCAAGCTACTGAGAAATCTTCTGTGCTCATTTCTCCCACGCCTCTCTAGATACCTGGTACGGGGTGCTGTTCAGGGAAACGTGGATACAAACGCGATCGCCCCCATTCAGAAAGGCCACCCCGATTATCTCTTCTTTTGAGAGCAGCACTTCGGGCTTTAACCGTTTCAGGACGCGCCACCCATGGGCCTGCTGCTGTTCCCAGTGGGTGCGGCTTAGGTGCCTAGCGTGGGCTTCTACGATTAGCTGGGCTACGGCATCGGCACGCACAGGGAAGCCCCACAGCCCCCTCAGTGCGTCGAGCTTAGCCATTATCTCAGGGGGTATCTGGCAGCGTAGCTCTGAAGCCATACGAAAGAGCCGGAAAGTTACCCCCATCATATCCCTTGTACGCGGAAACTACTGCCAATAGCCCCCAGTGAGCAGACTATTGGGGCATGACTACGCGCATCCTTAACCCCGGCTCTGTCGTTCGCAACCTTGAAGGCATCGTGATTGATGCTGCCGAGTCAGTTGTGGCGGGGTTGGATAGTGCCTTCACCGAGAAACTGGCTAGCACTGAATACGACTGGCCCCGCCCCACGGTTCGCAGCAATGGCCGCACCGTTACCAGCCCGCGAGACATCATCGACACGGGCGAACTTGAGGGCAGTCAACGCCTAGCCCGCATCAGCCGCGTGGAGTGGCTATGGGATTGGCGAGCAGGCCATGCGTTGATTGCCCATGAGGGTGGGACATTACGCAATGGCACCGACTACCCGGCGCGGCGGTGGACGGCGCGGGCTGTGCAGTCATACAAACCCGCCGAGAAATTTGTAGCAGAGGTTCGCCGTCGTGTCTAGCCAAGAGATTCGCATCGTTACCGGGCCAAACGGCACGGTCACTGGTTCCAAAGTTTTTATCAATGGTAAAGAGATTGACAGCCTGACTTATTTCGAGGTATCGGGCCAGGCTGGCGACGTGTGGCAAACCACTATGCGCCAAGTGATGACCAGCACCGATGGTCTGATGTCTGATGAGGTGCCCGATGTCTAGCACCATTACCGAAGTCGAAATTCGTAGCGCGATCGCAGTTGCCCTGACTGGATTACTGGGCACCTATCGCTACAGCAATGGGACTACTGAGACGGCGTTCAAGGCCACCGACGGGCGGTATCAGGCGGCGGGTCACCCCTGGCCGTTTGGGCCGGAAGTGCCCAAGGTGTCGGGGCTAGAGTCTGTCCTTGAGGTGGACGTTGATGCCCCCGAGTTAACTCAGCTAATGGGCAACGATTATTGGCTCTACCGCCGCTGTCGTTTGA